TCTAATCCAAATATTCCTATTCGCAATAAAGCCATAACTATTATTATTCAGTTAATGAACGAATTAGGATTAACCCCTAGAAGCAGGCTAAGCGCAGGAAAAGTTGAAGATAATAGTCCTGTGGCAAAATTTCTTAAAGGACCATTAGCCCATTGAACTGGCAAGATGGAGTAGTTTACGCAAAGGATGTAACCAAAGGCAACATTAATGTATGTAGTGATGTGCGTTTGGCTTGCCAGCGCTTTATTAATCAATACGAGAACCAAGAATGGGAATGGATTTTTGACGAGCGCTTTCCTCAACATGTATTAGATTTTGCGCAAAATTTAAAACACACCAAAGGACCACAAGCGGGCGATCCTATAATTTTGGAGCCATTTCAGGTTTTTCTGATTTGTGCGGTATATGGTTTTAGGTCTAAAAAAGACTTAAATGCTAGAATGGTTACAGATGTAATACTATTTATTCCTCGAAAAGCAGGAAAATCTACACTTACTGCAGTATTAGCCTTATACGAATTAATTTGCGGAGAAGCAGGTGCAGAAGTCTTTACTTTAGCCACAAACCGAGAACAAGCCACCATTGTTTTTGATGCCGCTAAAGGCTTTATAGAAAATATGAACCAAGAGTGGTCTAGCCAGTTTATTGCCAGCAAATACGAAATAAAAAAATATGGCGATAGTCAGTCCATGTTTAAAGCACTGTCTAGAGATACAAAAAAGACAGGTGATGGTAAAAATCCATCTTGCGTCATTGTGGACGAAGCCGCCCAAATTGTGGATAGAAATGCCATAGAAGTATTACATTCTGGTATGGTGGCACGAAAAAACCCAATGCGCATTTATATTACAACCGCATCTTTTACCAAAGAAACTAAGTTTTTTGAAGATGTAACTATGTATCGGTCTATGTTAAATGGCGAGGCTACGGACAATCCTAGATGGTTTGGTTTGCTATATGGACCTGACCCGCAAGATGATTGGCGTGATCCAGTAACATGGCAAAAAGTAAATCCAATGCATGGTATTTCAGTTTTTGAAAGCGCTATTCGTGACCGAGCCGAGGAAGCCAAGTATAAACCAGCCGCTTTAAATGAATTCTTATGTAAAACCCTAAATATTTTTGTATCGGCTAATAGCGCTTGGATAGACAGAAATTACTGGGATGATAAGACTTGTATTATTACCGAGCCACGAAAAGAGCCAGAAGCAGTATTTATTGGCTTTGACTTAGCCGCTATTCGAGATTTAAATGCCGTGTGTACTTTAAAGCGCTTTAACGAGTTTGATTATGAGGCTGAATGGCAATTTTTTATACCAGAGGCAGGTTTAGAACTAATACCAAAGCATTATTTGGATATATTTGAAGTTGCCATAAAAACTGGCATCCTAAAATTGACCGAGGGTAATGTAATGGATGATAGAGAAATTAGTGACTATATTAAAAGACAATGCGAGAAGTATGATAATGTAAAAGAAGTAGGCTATGATGCTTATAATGCCGCTAGTCTAGTGGCACGATTACATGATGCTGGCATACCAGTTAAAAAAGTAGGTCAAGGGATGGCAGTGTTAAATAATCCATCAAAATTTGTAGAAAAACTAATCTTAAACATGCAAATTAAGCATGATGGCAATCCTTTTGTGGGCTGGCAGTTAGGAAACTGTGAGGTTTACACCGATGTTAATGGCAATATTAAGGTGCGAAAAAACGAAGCCGACAAATCAGCAAAGGTTGATGGCATAATTGCGTTAATTATTGCGATGCACTGTTCACTTGATAATCCATTTGTATCAAATAGTTTTGGTTTTAGAAGTTTTTGATATAGAATCGGAAAAAAATGAGGTATTTATATGGGTGTTTTAGATATTTTTAGATCAAAAAAACAAAGCCAAATTGAATCCAACACCTTGTTTGGACAAACGCAACTTGGTAATAATGTTATTTATCAAGGAGATAGCGGTAGAAATACAGTTGGACAACAATACCTTTATGTAACTACATCTAGTGTTACCAGTGCTGGTCGCACATTAGATATGACCACTTTGTCAAGAAATTCGACAGTAATGGCATGCGTAGGAGTAAAAGCACGAACTTTAGCGCAATTACCTAAATCCATTATGTATAAAACAGATAATGGTGAATTTGTGGATGCGTTACAAAGCCCAACTGTAAGTGCTAGAGAAAAAGCCAAAGCCAAACAAATTTTAAATTTACTTTATCAGCCAAATAACTTTCAAAGTTCTTATGAATTTTGGTATCAATGGTCTATGTGGCAAGACTTGTCTGGAGAGACTTTTACGCTATTGTGGCGCAAGAATCAAGAAGATTCTATGCAAAGTCCAATGGAGATGTATAACTTAGATAGCACTTTAATTACAGTCCGTCTAACACCTACACGCTATCCATCTTATGTATTATCTACTCCATCTTACGGCTTTAATAAGGACGAGCCATTATCAGCGCATCAAGTTATGCATATTAGCGAGGCGGCTTGGCAAGGTTCGGCAGGCTTTAATAAAGGAATTTTGGCTACTGAATTAGTAGCCTTAGACCAAGATATTGACCTTTATGCTAACTATGTCATGCAAAATGGCGCTAAACCCAGCGGTTTATTTAGGACTGAGCAAGTTATTCCTGATGCTAAATATAAAGAAATAGCGGCAAGATTAAAAGAGGCTTGGTCTAGCATGGTTGGTAGTAAAACCACTGATTTAAGCAAACCCGGTCAAGGAATGCTATTAGACCAAGGTATGACATTTGAAACTGTAAAAATGCTTACTTTGCAAGACGCAGATGCGGCAAAACTTAAAGAACAAACCATGAAACGGATTTGTGGACTTTTTGGAGTGCCACCGCAAATGATAAGCATTGGTGAGGGCAAATTTAATAATACTCAAACTATGCTGGATGAATTCCATAAGACTACTATGTATCCTATGGTTATAAACATTGAGCAAAAGTTAAATTATCACTTATTTAAAGGCTATCCAAACCTATGTGTTCGATTTGACACTAAAGAATTTTTAAAGGGTGCACCACTTGACCAAATGAATTTTGTATCATCAGGAGTTAGCGGTGGTATTATTACTCCTAATGAAGCCAGAGAATATCTTAATATGGCTAAATTAGATGGGTATGATGATTTAGTAGCATCAGATAAACCACAAGATATGATAGCAGGGACTAGTCCGCAGGATACAGGCGGTGGCGGTGGTAATCAAACTCGTAAAATGAATATTGGTACTACTTAATGATTAATTTTAGAAAATATTTGGATATTCTTACTTCCCAAATTAAGGGTAGTAGTGTTAAACTGCCAAAAAATCTAACAAAATCCCCAAAAATACAAGATAATAATCAGGCGATTAACAATGGGGTGATTAATGAAGAATCTAACTCTAGTTTGCGAAGCACAAGTAAAACTCGGGCAGGACGCAGACGAAGCCCAAAATCCTAGCGGAAAAATTGAGGCACGAGCCACGACTTGGGGTGCCCGTGAGGGTGCAGATGGTCGTAAGTTTAACTATCAGCCTGAAGGCTTTGCCGATTGGGCTAAAGAATTTGCAGAAATAGGCAAACCAATGCCTATGTTCTTAAATCATAACGATATGGGCATGCCTATTGGAGAATGGAACGAAGTCCATTTTGACGATGAAGGCATGACTGCAAATGGACGACTTTATCTAAATACAGTAGGCGGAAGTGATGTTTATTCCGTTTTAAAAGAATCCCCAATGATGTTTGGTGGTGTATCCGTTGGTGCATATGCTGACGAGGCTATGATGGTTGATGCGGAAGGAATGCCTTGCGATGAAGATAATATGCAAGATGGATACTTCCAAATTACAAAAGGTGGCATTCGTGAAATTAGTGTAGTTATGTACCCTAATAATCCTGAAGCCAATATTAATAAATTAGAGTATTTTGATGATAAAGGTCATCCAAATCCTCGCAATATCGAAAAAGTCTTGCGTGACGCAGGTCTTTCACGAAAAGATGCGACCACCGCATCTTCAGTCCTCAAGAAAATTTTAGAACAGCGTGATGCTACTAATATTATTGAGGTAGCCCCTATTCAGAGTGAGCCTGAGGCGGTGGTCAATGAAGCCGACATTATTCTTCAAGCCTTAAAGCAAAGAGAATTATTGAAAGCATTATCTAAACGCATTAAATAGGGAGTTTATTATGAAAGAAGTTATTGAAAAATTAGATGCAATTGAAGCAACTAATGTTGCTAAGATTGATGAAGTAAAAGCCGAAGTAGCACAAACTATTGAAACTGCAAAAGCAGAATTTGCAGAAAAAGTCGCTAACCTAGAAGCAAAAGTAAGCGAAATGGGTGCTACACCTGTTGTAAAAACTTACAAGACGGTTTCCCAAGAAGTAAATCGTTCTGTTAAAGAGCAACTTCGTGACTTTTATCAAAAAGGTAGCAAATTAGAAAAAGAATTAAAAATGTTTGCTGACGAAGGTCAATACGATGCGTACATGAAAGAAGCATCAGCATTGACAGGTTCGGGCGCAGGTGTTGGTGGTCGTACTGCTTATGACCCTGTATTTGTTTCATTGCGCTTAATGAATCCAATGCGTGGTTTATCTCGTTCTGTTGCAACTGACGGCTCTACCTATCAGTTCCGTGCCAAAACAGGTAATGCAGGTGCCGCTTGGGGTTACACAATTCAAAACAACGGTGCTTTGACTACTCAAGATACCAACATTTGGCAATTAACTTTGCAAGACCTAAATGTGCAATTTCCAATTCGTACTGCGGCATTGGATGACATCGATGGTTTAGAAGCCAATGTTGTTTCCGACATGATGGCTGAATTTAGTCAGGCAGAAGGTTTAAACATGATTCAAAACAATGACCAAGGAGCCGCAACACAAGCAGGTGGTTCAAATGGTTTGCGTGGTTTAGATCAATATGGCGGTGCTAATGCATCATACGCAGGTGGTACGACTTCTACTGCCGCTTATGGCTCTAGTGGCACAGGTTCTTCAAGTGGTTTGCATAGTCTTGCTACTTACGACCAAACAACCACTAACGGAAACGCACTTGCTAACAATGTAACTTATAAAGATGTTGTTAACTTTATTCATGCGTTGCCACAACAATATTGGACACCAACTGCTCGGTTTATGATTAACCCACTAATGCTTGCCGCTATTCGTGGATTAACTGACTTGCAAGGTCGCCCAATTTATGTTGATGGTTTGGCTCGTGAAGATGGAATTATTGGTAGTTTGTTAGGCTTTGATGTAGTTGTTAACAACTATCTAAAAGTACCATCTAAATATAGTGCGTCTGCAGGTACTGATAATTTGTATCCAATGTATTTTGGTGATTGGACACGATGCCATACTATTGTTGACCGTTTAAATATGGTTATGCGTAGATATG